TCCAAGGGCCGTGCTGCCCCTGGCGAAATGGACGTAAAGGCTTATAGCGAATACAAAAGCGGCTTCATGAAAATGGCTGCTGGGGTTCGCCTGGAGCATTTGTCTAGCGACGAACAAAAAGCCATGCAAGCCGGTTCTGATCCGGATGGCGGCTACCTGTTGCCAGACTCTACCGTTGGCCGCATGGTCACCCTGCTGCGAGAACAGTCAATCATGCGCCAGATTGCATCGGTGCAGACCATCAGCACCGACAAAATTGAGGGCATGTTGGACTTGAATGAAGCCGATGCTGGCTGGGTTTCTGAACTGGGCACGCGCTCTGATACCACGACCCCGCAAGTTGGCAAATGGGAAATTCAGGCGCATGAAATGTATGCGATGCCTAAAGCCTCGCAGAAAATCCTTGACGATGCCGCTACCGACGTTGAAGGTTGGCTGGCTGGCAAGGTGGCCGACAAGTTTGCTCGCGTTGAAGGCACCGCATTTTGGGCTGGCACCGGCACCGGTCAACCCCGTGGCTTGGCGGCTTATACTACGGCAGCAACTGCTGATTCCTCGCGTGCCTGGGGCCAGTTTGAACACGTAGTAAGCGGTGCCAACGGCACATTCCATACTACCCAGTTCGACCCGGTTCACACTCTGATGGGCGCATTCAAGGATCAATACCTGAATAACGCTCAGTTCGTCATGCGTCGCTCGGTTCGCACCGCAGCACGCTTGCTGAAAGAGTCAACCACGAACCGCTACCTATGGGAACCGGGTATGCAGGTAGGTGCGCCTGAGCGCCTGATGGGCTACCCTTGCCGTGTTGACGAATACATGCCCGCACTAGCTACCGGCTCGCTTTCCCTGGCGTTCGGTGATTTTTCACAGGCATATCAGATCGTTGACCGCATGGGCATCCGAACCCTGCGCGATCCCTACACTGCCAAACCGTATGTCGTGTTTTACAGCACGAAGCGCACGGGCGGCGGTGCCGTCAACTTTGAGGCTGTGAAATTCCTCAAGTTCTCGACCTAATCTTAGTCATTGAAAGGAAAACATCATGGACTTGTTTAACAATATCACGCTCAAGCGTGTCCTATCCCCAGTGTCTGTTGCCGACAATACCGCGCAAGTTGGCACTGTGGTGGATCACCAGGGCTCGGCGGCTTGCACTTACGCAATCGCAACCGGCTCAATCGCCGATGCTGATGCAACCTTTACCGTCCTGTTGGAAGAATCGGATGCCTCTGGATCCGGTTTTACCGCTGTTGCGGATGAAGACTTGCTAGGCACCGAAGTGCTGGCAGCCTTCCAGTTTGACGACGACAACGAATGTCGCAAACTGGGTTACAAGGGCAAGAAACGCTACACCCGCCTAACCATTACCCCAGTGGCTAACGCCTCTGCGGCGCTAATGTCTGCGGTGGCAGTGCTGCGTATGCAAATTAAGCCGACTGAGAACCCACCGGCTTAACTCGGTGACTACGTGAAACACTCTTTTATGAGAGTGTTTTGCCTAACCACTGAGAGGATCATTTGCAGAATCAATTGGATTTTCAATTGCTTTTGGCGCTACACTTGTATATGCTAGGTCTCCATCAAACAAATTAAGTTCGCCACTGTTTAATAAAGTTAGGCCGGTATCCTATAACACCTCTCGGGCAAGCCATAGCTCGGCAACCGAAAGGAATGGATCAAACTTTCATATGGCTAGAATTCGACAAAGCAATACACGGCGCGTTTAAAAAATGAACCCACGTCGCAGCACCCAGCCAGCTATTGAGCCAATCACCCTAGCTCAGGCAAAGCTACATTTGCGCGTTGATGATAATACGGCAGAGGATGCCTATATCACGACGCTGATTCAGGTTGCGCGAGAAACATGCGAAAACCGCATTCAAAGAACACTGATTAACACCGGATGGACACTTTCATTAGATACTTTTCCGGATGCAATAAGGCTATCAATGACGCCAATTGTGTCCGTTTCAAGCGTTAGTTACCGTGACATTCTTGGTGATACACAGGTCTTATCAGCACTAGATTACGAGGTTGATACCGCAAACGATCCGGGTTATATCGTCCCAGCTTATTTGACCACGTGGCCGGTTACGTACACCGGTATCAATAGTGTGACAATCGTATATACGGCTGGTTATGGCGCTACTGCCGCTAGTGTCCCGGCATCAATTAAACAATGGCTACTTCTGGCCATTGGTGATATGTATGCCAATCGTGAGCGCAGCGCTGATAAGCCAGTGATCGAGCAATGCTTTGCTGATGGTCTGCTAGACGCTCATAAAGTTTGGGGTGCTTAATGAAAGCCGGATACCTTGACCGGCGGCTTTTGCTTGAGAGGTTTATTGAGTCACAAGATGCTGACGGCCAGGCCATTAAAACGTGGAGCCCAGTTTCCGTGGTCTGGGCGTCAATTTCTCCGATTCGAGGAAATGAGTTATTGAAAGCCGATCAGCCAATTGGCGCTCTTGATACTCGAATAAACATACGGTACAGCGAAACGGTTTCCAGTGTTGACAACACGTGGAGGGCGCGGCATGGGGCTGTTGTTTATGACATTGTTAGCGTTGCCCATAAATTCTTGAAGCAGGTCGAGATTGAGTTAATGTGCAAAAGTGGCCTACATGCTGATGCAACGAATGAATGGCTTACCAGTGAAGATGGTGAGTTCCTAATGTCCGAAGACGGCGAATACTTGGTTGCTTGAATGTCTTTAGCTTTCAACATTGATCTAAGCGGCGCACTTGCAGCGCTAGACAAAGTTGCTGAGCATTCCAAAACATTATTGAAGCCTGCGGCAGCGGTAACGGCCCAAGTCTTTAAGAATCAAGCCATTCTTAACGTCAACAGAATCGGCAAAGTCACCGGCAATCTTGCATCTTCAATTTACATGGGTTTCGTTGAAAGCCTATCGAATTCAAAAAATGCTGTTTATCGCGTAAGTTGGGACACTAGGCGAGCCCCGCATGGTATGTGGTTTGAATATGGTTATTATCGACGCTATCAGACCTATAAAGGTAAGGATGGCGATTGGCATACTATGAAGCGCCCAGAGGCATATGGCAAGCGAAAACCTGGAAGGAAGGCTCCGCAATCGGTAAAAGATGCTTATTGGGTGACGCTTGCTAATCCGCATAGGACTGAGGCATATGCATTTTTGCGCAACGCATACGACTCTAGACTGGATAATGCAATTGCCACAGGAAAAGTTTTTTATGAGACTGAAATGAAGAAGTTCATTGCAGCATTGAAATGACGGTAGAAACTTATATTTTTGACACGCTCAAGACGTTAGTTGCTAATCGGGTTTACCCTGATACGGCCCCGGCCAATGTTGCACGTCCATATATAATTTATCAATCGGTCGGTGGTCAGGCAGTTAATTTTTTAGAGGCTTCACCACCAGGAATTAGAAACACCAGGATGCAAATAAGCGTCTATGCTGATACTAGACTAGCTGCGGCTGCAATGGCGCACCAGGTAGAAGATGCAATGATCAATGGAATGAATGGTTTTGTTCTTGACGCACCTATTTCTATTTACGAAAATGACGTAAACTTGTATGGTACGCATCAAGATTTTTCATTATGGTATTAAGTTTCCCAAGCCCATTTCGGGCATTTTGCAACCGGCCTAACTAAAAGAGGCCACTATTCCCGAAAGGAAATATCATGAGTGTTTCACTTCCCAATGGCGCAGTTCTGGCGCTTGCATCTGGCTACTCTGCCGCCAAAACCGTAACCATTTTGACTAACGCGGCCCCGGCTGTCGCCACGTCAACCGCTCACGGTATGGCAAACGGCGATTTTGTCGAGGTTACTAGCGGTTGGGCTGGCATTAACGGAAAGATTTTCCGTATTTCTGGCGTGACCACTAACACGTTTGAGCTTGAGGGCAGCACTTGCACCAGCACGACGACTTACCCAGCGGGTAGCGGCATTGGTAGCGTTCGTTCTGTTTCTGGCTGGACTCAATTGGCCCAGATTCTGACCTCTGCTAGTGAAGGTGGTGATCAGCAGTTCTTCACCTATCAATTCCTGGAGGGTGATCGTCAGACCCGCATTCCAACGGTTAAAAGCCCTGACGGCATGAATATCTCAATTGCTGATGATGCTTCGCTGGCTGGCTACATCCTGGCCGCAACGGCTAACGATGACCGCTTGCCGCGTGCTGTTCGGGTCACGTTGCCAAGCGCATCAAAGCTGCTGTATAACTGCTATGTGTCGCTTAACCGAACTCCATCGCTTACCGTTAACACGGCGATGGAATGCAAAGTCACGCTGTCGCAATTGGCGGAAGTCGTTCGGTACGCAAGCTAATCATGGGAAAACTTGTACTTAATCCGTCGCCATCATTTTCGGTTAAGGTGGCCATCCCCGTTCATGGCTCCGTTACGTCCGAGGTTGAATTTACTTTCAAGCATCGGACTCGGGATCAGTTCGGTGAATGGCTTAAAGCCTTAGATGGCAAAGACAAAGACGTTGCCATCATGGAAATGGCTACAGCTTGGGACTTAGAAGATGCGTTCTCCGCTGAATCTGTGTCTAAGCTGCTAGACAATTACATGGGCGCATTTGATGCAATTTACAGCGCTTACATTGAAGAGCTTACTCAGGCCAAACTAAAAAACTAAAAGGGGCCGCGTGCTTCCTCTACACGAATGGGCCAACTGCTGCGCAGGCAGCAACTTGGGGCTTGACGATAGATGAGGCTAGCGGCCCGCCTTTTGAGGTGTGGCCTGATAATTGGGAATCTGTTCGCATTTTTAATGCTATGGATACTCAATGGCGTGTATCCAATGGCGGTCGATCAGGGCTTGATTACAATGTGCTTCATAGCGTATTTGATGTCAAATGGGGATCAAATACTTTTGACGACATTAGAATAATGGAATCTGCTGCGCTTTTGAAAATTCATGAGCAAACCGAGAATTAAATCATGAGTAGCACACCTCCATCAGGTTCAGGCCCACATATTGCGATTGGCGTAGGCGTCAGTGATCAAGGTGTTGATGCTGGTGTCGGTGCTATAAAGAAAAGCCTATCTAGCATTGCCGATGCAGGGGTTTCCGCAGGTAAAGGAGCTTCAAAAGGTATTGATGCAATAGGTGATTCTGCTGTTAATAATACCAAAAAATTAGAATCCGAAGCAGCAAAGATAGAGCGAACTGTCCAGGCGATTAACAACAGAATTGCAATCAAGGCAAAAGAGGCGCGGTTTGGGGTTGATAGCCCACAAGTATTTGAAGAGCGGGCTATACAAAAGGGCGTACCTACATCGGCCCTTAAATCTGCACTTGCTGACCTTGAGGCCGCTAATGTCATTAAGGCATCGCGTGAAATACAGGCAGCAAATGATGCACTTGCTACTAAGCAGGCAATACTTAATCAGCGACTAAAAGACGGCGCTATTAAATTCAACGAATATGGCATTTCTGCAAAGCAAACCGCTGCGGCCATGCGGCAGGTTCCTGCCCAGTTCACCGACATAATCGTATCGCTCCAAGGCGGACAAGCCCCGTTAACTGTGCTGTTGCAACAGGGTGGTCAGTTGAAAGACGTGTTTGGTGGTGTGGGGGCAGCATTTAAGGCGCTAGCTGGTTATGTTACCGGCTTACTTACTAATCCCATAACAATTGCGGCTGGTACAGTGGCCGCGCTTGGCTATAGCTTTATCAAAACCAGGGAAGAGACTGAGGAGTACGCTAAAGCGCTTATTCTGACTGGTAACGCAGCCGGTACAACTATCGGCCAGTTGCAAAGAATGGCAAAAAGCGTTAGCTCTGTTGTTGGTACACATGGTGATGCGGCTGAGGCGCTTGCTGCTATAT